GGGGCACATACAATTCAATATTGTAAAGGAGATAGGATCATTGATCTTTTTGCTGATTCACTAGGAACAGTAAGCGTTAAAAATTTAGTAAACGTTGCTAACACTGTAAAAGTTCATGCTAATGGTCAATTAACAGCAACAAATTTTACAGGAGACGGCTCACAACTAACTGGAGTGTCGACTCTTGATGCAGGAACACAAATGGTTTTTTTAGAATCAAGTGCTCCAACAGGTTGGACACAAAACACTGCTGCTGCTTTAAATAACTCTACTTTGAGAGTTGTCACAGGAACAGCGGGAACAGGTGGATCTACTGAATTTGCTAATTGTTTTGATGCTTCTAAGACAACCACCGCAGGGGATATCACATTAGACACTTCTTCAGCAACTGTTGATACTTCAACAATTAGTGTAGGATCTACTTCTATATCAACACCTACCATGGCATCTCACTCTCATACTTTCACTCCCGCAAAAGCAGACAATTTTGGAACTTTAGGTAATTCTACATCCGCTCCAACTGCTGCAACACGTGATACAACAAATAATGCAGGTGGTGGTGGAGGGCACAACCATCCCTCAGCTTTTTCAGCTTCAATTAGTGGAAACGCTACTACACCTACTAGTTATGCCGTTCCTAATATGAACATTAAACATGCAAACACTATAGTTTGTAGTAAGGATTAAAACATGGCATCAAATTATTCAGATAGACTTAAACTTGAGTTAATGGCCACAGGAGCAAATGCCAATACTTGGGGGACTAATACAAATAATAACCTTCAAACTGTTGATTCTTTCAATGCTGGATATTTAGCAAAGAGTGTAGCTGGCTCTGCAGACGTAACTTTAACCACTAATAATGCTGATCCAAGTGCAGAGTCATCAAACAAAATTATTGAATTTACAGGAGCTTTGACAGGCAATATTAAAGTTTTTATTCCCGCAGTAGAAAATAATTACATATTTTTTAACAATACATCAGGTTCTTTTACTTTAACAGTGGCTCCAACAGGACACGCTGCTAATGGATCTGCAATATCTCAAGGTGCTCATACAGTTCAATACTGTACGGGAGATACTGTAGTGGATTTGTTTGCAAACTCTCTAGGTGATCTTCGTGTGATTAATCAATTAAAAGTTGGTACAAGCATTCAATTAAATTCAAATGGTGTTGTTAATGCTACAACGTACAAAGGTGACGGTGCAGGAATTTCTGGTGTCGATGAATTTCCTTCTGGAACAAAAGCCATGTTTGTTCAAACAGATGCTCCCACAGGTTTTACAAAAGATACAACCGCAGGTTTAAATAATTCAACTCTTAGAGTTGTCACTGGTTCTGGTGGAGGCACTGGTGGATCACAAGATTTCACAACAACCTTCGCTGCTAAAGATGCGACAGGAACTATTACTGTGGATATGGCTCCTTTACCAGGGGCACCTGTTAGTGGAACAACTGACGCTACTACTGTATCCACTCCTCAAATAGGTTCTCACAGTCACACTGCTAGGTTGACTGGATATGTTACAGGATATACTGGTAAAAATAGAGCAGGTTATGGAAAATGGTGTTGGAATCAAAGTGGTTCTGCAGGTACAAGTTCTACAGGTGGAGGCGGTTCTCATACTCATCCTATTTCAGGAAATGCAACTTTTTCAGGAAGTGTACCCATAGCAGTCACTCAAAGTGTACCAAACATTGAATTAAAATACGTAGATAATATAATAGCATCAAAGGATTAAAACATGGCATCAAATTATTCAGATAGATATAAGCTAGAACTTCAACAAACAGGAGCTAACGCAAATACATGGGGAGATAACACTAACACAAATTTAGAAACCGTAGATGCTTTCACCGCTGGATATCTAGCAAAGAGTGTCGCTGGTTCTGCTGATGTTACTCTTACAACTAATAATGCTGATCCTAATGCTGAAGCATCTAACAAAGTAATTGAATTTACAGGTGCTTTGACAGGCGATATTAAAGTTTTTGTTCCTGCTGTTGAATCTAACTACATATTTTTTAATAATACTACAGGATCTCAGACTTTGACTGTAGCACCAACGGGACATACATCAAACGGAGTGGCTATAGTTCAAGGTTCTCATACTATTATGTATAACAAAGGCGATGCAATGGTTGATCTTTTTGCAAATTCTTTAGGTACATTTAGTGTAAAAAATTCATTGACTGTTAATGGGACAGTATTTACTTCTTCAAATGCAACTATAAATGCAACAACTTATTCTGGTAACGGTTCCGCTTTAACAGGTGTTTCTTCTATACCTTCAGGAACAACTGCTTTATTTTATCAAGCAAGTGCACCAACGGGTTGGACTCAAAATACAGCCTCTACTATTAATGATTGTTGTCTAAGAGTTGTTACAGGATCAGGCGCGGGTGTTGGTGGAGCTGATGCATTTACCACGACTCTTGCTTCAGGGAAAACGACAGAAGCAAAAACAGTAGGTTTTAGTGTAAGCAGTCCAGGAACAGTTAGTGGTAGCACAGGAAATACTTCTTTAGGTACTCCTACAACAGCATCACATAGTCATAGTGGAGTTTTTGGAAACACATTAAGAAATACTTTATCTGGTTCACCTGGTGGTATGAACTTATGGGCAGCACAACCAAGTCAAACCTCAGGAAATGCAGGTGGAGGTGGTGCTCACAGCCATAGCGCCTCTTCTCAGCCTATTACGGCTAGTGGTCCCATAGATTCTTCTAGTACATCTTTATCGGTTCCCACTATGGACGTTAAATATGAAGATATCATAGCTGCAACCAAAGATTGATTAATAAAATAAATTTTGTATTATACTAACTAGAAATGCCAATATTTGATCCAGACGGTAAATGTCCTCTTTTAAATAAAAAATGCATAAAACACCAATGTATTTGGTATAATATGCTTCAAGGCAATAATCCTCAAACAGGAGCACCTGTTCAAGAGTGGGGTTGTTCAGTTGCTTGGTTACCTTTACTTTTAGTTGAAAATAATGGCAAACAAATACAAACGACTGCTGCTGTTGAGTCTTTTAGAAATGAAATGGTAAAGGCTAATATGGTGACACTTTCAATGCTTCCTAAACATGCTCAAGAAAAAGAAAACCCTAAATTAAAAGAAGCAGGCAGTATTTGGGGATCAATAGGCACTGCTCAGGATAGTTTAAAAGAAGGAGAAGAATTACCTGAAGATATCAACTTGCTTTCAAATAAAAAACTTGATAAAAAGAAGAAAGGAAAAACAAAGGTAACAAAAAATGCCAATAACAATAAACAACGTAACAGCAAATAATCAAATAACTATTATTAATGATGCTGATGTAAATCCATCTAATTCAAATGATGGACCTGCTAAATGGTCAGGCAACACTGAAGCTGATGTCATAATAGATGGTAAAGGTTATCTTAATTTACAAGGTAACGATGTAATTCCTGCTAATGTTCATGCCTTACAGTTTTATCCTGGAACAAATAGTGGAGAACTAGAGTATGTGGGTAGCGACGCTAATTTACAACTATCAAGTTCTTCTGACATTCCTTCATGGGCAAATACAATGATAACCCGATGGAATGGTGAAAAANNTTATGAAGAAACATATCAAACAGAGTATGACAATGCTGTTGCAAATTTAGACTCAAGCTCAGAAACATACGAAACCGATTTAGCTAACGCTCACACCGCAGCTCAGACTGCAGCAACCACAGCAAAAAATAATATTCTCGGTGCTTAACTTACAAAACTCGGATTACATTAAAACTTTTGACGATTTTGCTTCGATAGCTTTATTGAAAGCTATTGATAAATTGATTTATGAAAAAGAAGATTTTTATCAAGCAGGTATTGTAGGAGAAAATGGTGAAGGAAAAATACAAAAAGAAATTCGTTCAGTAGGTTCCTTTCCTTTTGAAGAAAACCAAATTGGTGCTTCTGTAGCTAGAAGAGTTTTATTTAATGACCTTACAAGACTGACAAACAAGTTTTATAGCAGCTATGTAGATTCTCTCAGTGTGGGAAAAGAATCAAAAGCTATTTTTGATTATCAGTTTTTAAAATACACTTCTGAGGATCAAGGACATTACAATTGGCACACAGATGACTCTAGATATACTCCAAGAATGTATACAATTATAGTAGGGTTAAATGATGAATATTTAGGAGGAGAATTTAAAATATTAAATGAAGACACAACATTTAAAATAAGAAAAAATCAAGCTATCATGTTTCCTAGTAATCTTTGCTTTCCACATAAGGTGGAACAAGTAACAGAGGGTACAAGAAAGGTTTTAGTGATATGGATAAGGTAGAATATTTTAAAAATAACAAATATGCCGTAGTAGAAAATTTAGTTTCTCCTGAATTAATTAATTTCTTGTATAATTATTTTATTTTAAAAAGCTGCACAAACAGAAACTTTAACGAGGCGGAAACAGGTGAAAGTATATTTCAAGATTATATGAAAGCAGTTTATGGTGATTTGACGGCTGAAACTCTTTTATCGCAATTAGAAAAACCTTTGTCTCAAATAGTTCAAAAAAACTTATGCCCAACTTACTCATACAGTAGATTATATGTTACTGGAGAAGCATTAAATATTCATAAAGATAGACCTGCTTGTCAGTATTCAGTGACCTTGAATATTGGTGGAGATCCTTGGCCTATTTATTATGGTGTAGAAGATTCAAATTCAAAAGATGGAATTATTTTTAACGGTAAAAAAGTTAAAATATTGAATGAAATTATTTTAAAACCTGGAGATGGTGCTGTTTATATGGGCGAAGAATTACTACATTGGAGAGATCCTTTTGAGGGAGATCACTGTGTCCAAACTTTTTTACACTATGTGGACAACGACAATGAAAAATATACCAAAGAGAGATACGATGGGAGACAAAACATCGGGTTTACAAAAAAAATTTAGGAGAGAAATTAATGCTTAAATCAGAAGAACTAAAAGATAAAAATTATAAAATATTTTTAGGGATGCCAATGTATGGTGGAATGCTTACAGAAAATACGATGCATGGGTTGTTGCAGCTACAACAGTGGTCACTAGAAAGAGGCGTTGGAATGCGTGTTCAAACAATGGGTAATGAAAGTTTAATTACCAGAGCAAGAAACACAGTTGTCTCTATGATGATGGATCAAAAAGATTATGTTTCTACACATTTATTATTTATTGATTCTGACATAGGTTTTCAGGCTCAAAATATAGAACGTATGCTTAGTTTTGATAAAGATGTGGTATGTGGGATTTATCCAAGAAAACATATCTACTTTGATAAAATGTCTAATATATTAAAAGACAACCCTAATGCTACTCCTGAAGAAATTGAAGTTCAAAGCCTTGGATATAATTTAAATTTTGATGATCCAAAGAATGTAAAAATGGAAAATGGGTTTTGTAAGGTGCAAGAGGCGGCTACAGGAATGATGCTTGTCAAAAGAGAAGTATTTCGAACCATGATGAAAAAGTTTCCAGAGCGTAAATACACATCAGATCAAATTGTTAATGGTCAGTCTTATAGCTCTGATAATTGTTATGATCTATTCTGTGCAGGCATTTATGAGACTAATGGTGTAAAAAGATATTTATCAGAAGACTATTATTTTTCTAGATTGTGGCAAGAATGTGGCGGAGATATATGGGCTGACATAGCAATGCCTTTAACACATTTTGGAAACAGAGCATTTAAAGGTCATGTAGGTTCATTATTTAAGAAAAAATAATGAAACTAGAATTAATTCAACACAGTCATGAAGCGATAAATAGTTGTTATATTTTTAAAGAATTTTTAGATGATAAAAACTATTTAAATTTAGTTAAAAATAAAATTAAAGAATTAGCCACAAATGATGAAATGAATCATATGACTAATGTTAAAGCTAATATGACTAATTATAAAAAACTAATAGAACAAGAAGAATTTAACTCCCTACATGAAAAAATACTTGAAACAATATCAAATTGTATTCGATTACGAACTGTACACTATAATGCGCCTTTAAAGTTTTTAATCAAAGATTCTTGGGCAATGATTCATAAACAAAACGATAGAACCGACATTCACGAGCATAATGGTAGAACTTGGGCAGTAGTTTTTTATGCAAAAGTACCCCACGAAACAATCTTTCATCTTCCTGATTTTGGTGGTAGAGTTAATCTACAGGATAACATGCTTATTTTTTTTCCAGCGGCAGCAAAGCATTATGTGGATCCTTTTTTAGGAGAACATGAACGATTATCTATGGCTTGTAATATTGATCAAATTCCTCCAAATTAAGGTGTTAAAACCTTATTGAATTACATTTAATCAATAGTATATTGACGCTATGCCATTAGTTAAATTTAGACCAGCTCCCGGCATTAATAAAGAAGTAACCGATTTCACAGGTCAAGGTAAGTGGACAGACGGTGATAATGTACGCTTTTTTCAGGGATTGCCACAAAAGATCAAAGGGTGGGAGAAGTTCATTGCTACTACTATTATAGGAGTAGCTCGTGATCAACACGCTTGGGTGTCTTTAGATGGAACAAGATACAATGCTATAGGCACTGATAGAAAATTATATGTACTACAAGAAGGACTAGCTTATGACATTACACCTATTAGAAGAGGACCAACCGCTCTAACCAATCCTTTTACAACAAACGCTACAACTTCTGTAGTAGTCACAGATACTGGTCATGGATGTGTGGCAGGAAGCTTTGTAACTTTTGATTCTTTTTCAGCTATAGATGGACTAGATATGAATAAAGAATTTGAGGTCACTTCTGTTGTTAATACTGCTGCATATGTAGTTACTCATACAAGCACCGCATCTGGTTCTACAGCAGCTGGTGGTGGAACAGGTAACGCTAATTATCAAATTAATCCTGGTCCCGAGTTTTCACTTGCTGCTTTTGGTTATGGAACAGACGATTGGGGAGCAGGTGGATGGGGAAGTCCTTCAACATCCTCTAATGTAACTCTTGCTGCTAGACAATGGTCATTAGATAATTTTGGTGAAGATTTAATAGCTACTGTTTTAAATGGAGGAACCTTTCAATGGGACACCTCTGTTGGACTTGCTACAAGAGCGGCTGCTGTTACTAATGCTCCAACTGCTTCACGATTAAGTTTAATTTCTACTCCAGACAGACATTTACTTATCATGGGAACAGAAAACACGATTGGTGATACAAGTACTCAAGATGATTTATTAATAAGATTTTCTGATCAAGAAAACATTACTACATATCAACCTACTGCTGAAAATACAGCAGGTTCTTTAAGAATTGCAGACGGATCACGGATCGTGGCAGCGGAACGTTCTAGAGGTCAGATATTAGTATGGACAGATACCTCACTACACTCAATGCAGTTTATTGGGCCACCTTTTACTTTTGGTCTTAGACAGTTAGGTCAAAACTGTGGAATTATAGGTCAACACGCTGGCGTTGATTTAAATGGTGTTTCCTATTGGATGTCTCAAGATTCATTTTACCTTTTCGATGGTACTGTTAAAAAACTTCCCTGCACCGTAGAACAATTTGTTTTTAATAATATTAATCAAACAGGATCCGAAAATGCTTTTGCAGGGCATAATGGCGAATTTAACGAGATATTATGGTTTTATTCAAGAACTGGATCTGATCAAATAAACGCTATCGTTGCTTACAATTATTTAGAGCAAACGTGGTGGACAGGCACTTTGTCTAGAACTTCTTGGATTGATCGAGAAGTTTTTGATAACCCTATAGGTACAGAATATTTAGCTAATACTGTTGCAAATAATGAGACAATTCTAGGGCTTACAGCAGGAGCAACACAAACATATTTACATGAAGCAGGTAATGACGCTGATGGTCAAGCTATGACTGCTTTTGTTAAGTCTGGATCAGTTGAAATTGGTGACGGAAATGATATACAGATAGTACAGAAATTAATACCTGATGTTCAGAATCAATCAGGTGTTTTAAACATGGATCTAGAATTTAAATACTATCCAAACAATACACAGAGTGTAACTAAAACAACAACTTTTAGTGACACTACTGAATTTGTAAGTTTAAGAGGAAGAGGAAGAGAATTCACAGTAAATGTTGTTTCTAATACTTCAGGTACTTCTTGGAGATTAGGCACACAACGTTTCGATATACAGCCTGACGGAAGGAGATAAAATGTTTTTATTATGGCACACACTTTTAATAATTGGTTTTTTAGGGGTAGCTTTCACTCTTGGATTTTTAATGGGGAAAAAATTTAAAAAATTGACACTATAAAAATTTTATGAAGAAAGGAGATAGATTTGCTTAACGCCATTGTACAAGAAAGCTTTTATAGTGAAAAAATAGAAGAAAGTGTTTGTAAAAAAGCAGTTGAGATTATTACACCTCATCTAGAAAAATTTAAAGAACAACCTTGGGATTGTAAAGTTCGAACATCCAATACATTAACTTACAATATTTTGAATATACCAGCTCTTCATGAATTAAAAATGCATGCGTTAAGTCATGTATATAATTACATGTATCAAACAAAATTATTTATTGATGGCTATATCAAAGAGTCTTGGGTTAATGTTTATGAAAAAGATTTTTATCAAGAATTTCATACTCATACAGATCCTGTAAATAATTACATATCGGCAGTTATTTATCTAACAGATGAAAATTCTGAGATTGAATTTAATATAGCAAAAAGAACTAAAACAAAACCTGAATTTTCTGAAATTCTTATATTTCCAGGACATTTACCACATCGAGTTATACAAAATAAAAACGATAAATTGAGAATAAGCTTGGCTTTTAATTTTGTTTGTTGTGAAGTTTGGGATATAATAAATCTATAATGGCAAAATTAACACTACAAAGATTTCCTGATCC